GTACAAGAAGTTTTATGCAATCCTAATATTACTATAGGTATATTATCATTCTCCGCAAGGCAGGCGAAACCATTTCTTCGCCAGATAATGCAGGAGTTTGATTCTAATGAAAAACTTAAGAGCCTTTATAAAGATATACTGTGGGAAAAGCCTAGACTTCAAGCACCTAAGTGGGCAGAGAATGAAGGAATTTGTGTTAGACGTTCAGCAAACCCAAAAGAACAAACTATAGAAGCGCACGGTCTTGTTGATGGACAACCTACTGGACGCCACTTTGATCTAATTATTTATGATGATGTAGTAGTTCAGGAGTCTGTGTCTACACCGGAACAGATAAGCAAGACTACAACTCAGTGGGAGTTGTCATTGAATTTAGGATCTACACATTCTCCTAGATATCAATATGCGGGGACTAGATATTCTTACGGTGATACGTATGGTACTATTCTTCAAAGGGCTGCGGTAAAGCCAAGGATACACGCGGCTACATACAGCGGGACAATGGATGGAGAGCCTGTTTTTCTCACAAAAGAAAGATGGGAAGAAATAAAAAAAACAACCTCTTCATTTACAGTTGCATGCCAGCAATTATTAAATCCTATAGCTGGTTCTGATATAGCATTTAAAGAAGAATGGTGGCAGGAATGGGAAGTCAGGCCGTATACTATGAATGTGTACGTAATGTGTGATCCAGCACATTCTAAGAAGAAGACATCTAATAGGACTGCTATGGCGGTAGTTGGAGTGGATGCTAACTATAATAAGTTTTTACTTGACGGGCTATGCCATAGATTATCTTTATCTGAAAGGTGGGATAATCTAAAGAAACTTAGAACTAAATGGAAAAGGGCTCCCGGAATAAGAGAAGTTAAGGTTGGTTATGAAAGATACGGTGCTCAGGCAGATATAGAGCACTTTAAAGAGATGATGAGAATAGAAGGAAGTTCATTTCCTATATATGAATTGAACTGGGTCGGTGGTGGGGGTTCTCAATCTAAGAAAGATAGGATACAGCGGTTAGAACCTGACTTAAAGGATGGCTCATTCTTTTTTCCTTATCCAACAGATAAGAATCATCTAACATCATCTCAAGTAGATTACAAGGAAAGAAAGCAAGACTTTCTAAATTCTAAAAAAATATTGTGTAAGAATGAGGAAGGAAAATTATACGATCTTTCTAACTGGGTAAAAGAAAATGAGTATTGTTTATTTCCAAGTATACACCCAGATTTTTTAGATGCATTATCTAGGATATACGATATGGATGCAATGCCTCCAATGCCAAGAAGGGGCAGAAATCTAGAACCAGAGTTGGAGGCAACTTACTGATGGCAAGAAGATTTAGATACGGAGGTGGATATAAAGGACCGCCCCGAAGAGTTGCCTATAGGATGGTAAATGGTAGAAAATTCTACGAAAAACAACCAAGAGCATTCCCATATGGAACAACCCCTTATGTTGAACCATACTACTGGGTTGTTGGTTACGCACAATATGATGTACAGGGAGTACAGGATTCTTAGGAGTTAAACTATGGCAGTTACTATTGTTACAAGATCGGGGAAAGGTTCTCCATTAACTCATAATGAGGTTGATGCTAATTTTAATAATCTTAATAGTGGAAAGGATGATACAATAAATAATCTTCCTCTTGATACTGTTATGAGTTCCAGTGCTGACTTTATTCCTTTTTATGATACTGCGGCTACTGCTGTTAAAAAGATAACCCCTATAAATAGTGTATTCTTTAACAGAACTATTATAATTAAAGTGTTACCTGATGCTATTCCTACATACGTTGGTAATGGGATTACATCAATAACGATTCCTCTTGCATTGAATGGGCTTGTTTTAAGTGCCGTGGCTGGAGAATTGGGTGCTCACGTGTATACAGCGGGAGTTACTGGAACTACCGATATAATGATACATAATGTTACTCAGGCAGTAGATATGTTAACGACTGCCATTACTATAGATGCTGGAGAAACAGATTCTTCTACAGCCGCGACTGCCCCAGTGGTTGATACGGCAAATAATGATGTATCTACAGCAGATGTAATAAGGTTTGATATTGATGCTATATCTAGTGGAACAGCAGCTAACGGATTAGAAATTAGAATGCAATTTAAAGGAGCATAATGTTACAATCTTATACAAGGTCTCATCCACCATCTGTTGATGTTAGACCAAAATTAGTTCCAGTTCCAGAGGTTATATGTTCTATAAATGAAGACCCAGAAAAGATCAGAGAAAATATAAAGAGCAGTATAAAGAGAGGACTTCCGCAAGTTGAGCCTTATGAAAGTCAGGATAAAGTAGTTGCTCTTGCTTGTGGTGGCCCTACATTGAAAGATACGTTCTCTGATCTTTTGTATAAAAACAAAAATGGAATGCCTGTTATCTCAGTTAATGGGTCTCATAGATATTGCATGACTAATGGACTTGTTCCCTCTGCAATGGTTATGTTGGATAGTCGGGAATTTAACAATAGGTTTGTTAAACCTATATCTAAAGATTGTAAATATTTTATTTCTTCTCAGTGCCATCCTTCTGTATTTGACAGTCTTAAAGATTGCAATGTGTGGATATGGCATTGTGCAGGGGATACGGATAATGAAGATTTATTTAAAGAGCAATATGGTGATAAATATTTTCCAGTTATGGGTGGTTCTACCGTAACTTTAAGAACAATCCACCTATTTAGAATGCTTGGATTTTCCAAGTTTGAAGTATATGGTTTCGATAGTTGTATTATTGGTCAACATCATGCATACGAACAGAAAGAAAATGATGATGAACCAATAATAGATGTGATGGTTGCTGACAAAGAATTTAGGTGTACTGCGGCTCATTATCATCAAGCAAAGGAATTCGTTCAGATGATTGTAAAAACTGGCGAATATTACGATTTGGCTATTCATGGGGACGGTCTTATATCGCATATTATTAAAAATCCAGATTCATTAAGGAAAAAGGAGGAGGTAAACTAACATGGCTGCTACTGCTTGGGCTTTTTATAATTCCTTTAGGGAATATATAGGCGAAGGCGATTTTGATTTAAGCGGAACAAGTGTAAATTTTTACATGGCACTTCACACAAGTGCGGCAAGTGCTAATGCTACTAATGCTGTGTTATCTACACAAGCATCTATAGCAAATGAGGTGGCCGCAGGAAATGGCTACGCAACTGGTGGTCTTTCAGTTTCTGCTAGAACTTGGGCTGCTGGCGCATCTGCCGGTGTGTTTCGTTTTGATTCAACCGCTGTTGTTTGGACCGCTACTGGTGGAGATATTAGTAATGTTAAGTTTGCTATTATTTATCAGTCTGGCGGAAAATTGGTCTGCTATTCAAAGTTGACTACATCACAATTTACCCTTAGTGAGGATAACACGTTAACTGTTACTCCAAGTGCTAATGGTATTTTTGAACTTACCTAAAGGGGGTGAATCATGGGCGTAGAAACGGCCACATATATTAGCCAACTTTCGGCTACAAATCCGCTAGGCACGGACCCAATCTCAGAGGGCGATAATCAGATTCGTCTCGTCAAGGACGTATTGCAAAAGCAATTTACTACTCTTGGTGCTGCTGCTGTTACAACAACTGCCGCAGAATTAAATATCTTAGATGGTGTTACGTCTACCGCCGCTGAATTAAATATTCTAGATGGCGTTACGAGTACCACCGCTGAACTCAATATCTTGGATGGTGTAACGTCTACGGCGGCTGAATTGAACATTCTAGATGGGGTGACCGCTACAGCCACAGAGTTGAATTATAACGATATTACGACTCTGGGTACGGTACAAACATCAAAGGCGGTAACGGCAACTGCTGCAGGTCTTGTCAACCATGTTGATTATGTTGTTCAAAGACCTGAGATAAAAGATTATTCTGAAACAAAAAGTGCTGGAACTCCAGCAGCTACTGTAGATTTAGATATGGAGGATGGTAATGTGTTTACAATTTCTCCAGATCAGGATACAACTTTCACTTTTAGTAATCCATCTCCTACGGGAAAATCTTGCGCCTTTACTTTGGTATGGACGCAGGACGGTTCAGATAGGACCGCTACTTGGCCGACTAGTGTAGATTGGGCAGCGGCAACGGCGCCTACTTTGACAAGTGGATCTGGTAAAATAGATATTTTTACATTCTTTACTATGGATGCAGGAACAATCTGGTATGGCTTCGTAGCAGGACAAGATATGGCTACGCCATCATAGGAGATAGGATATGCCTTTAGGAACAGAAAAAGCGGCTCTTATGGGGGCTGGCGGAGGTGCGTTTGAAGCAACTGGCGGAACTGTAACTACATATACATCTGGAGGATCAGATTATCAAGTGCATACGTTTAGTACAAACGGTACTTTTACGGTAGAAGGTGGTTCTGGTAATGTCGATCTTCTTATTGTTGGAGGAGGCGGCAGTGGAAGTTTTGGAGGTGCTGGAGGAGGTGCTGGGGGGTTTAAGTACTTTTCTCAGAAAGAGGTAGATGTTGGAGATCACACCGTTACAATTGGTGCTGGAGGAAACCGAGGCACGAGTGGAAACACTGGAGGCGGGCCGGGTTGTGGAAATGCAGGAAACCCGAATGATGGTGCTTCATCTACATTTGGCACGGAGTCTGCTTTTGGCGGCGGTAAAGGTGGTTCAAGCAGTGGAAACCCAGTTGGATCGGGGGGCGGTAGTTACAGCGGAACCACTAACCAAGGAAACCCCGGAGGCGGTAGCGCCGGAGGTGGAGCAAAAGCCTCTGGCACGTCAGGCTCTGGTGGAGATGGATACACAGAAGGCGACACAGTGTATGACTGGAATCTAGCCGATGGTACAACTGCGACCTTTGAAATTGACGGAAGCGGTACTGCTTGGGGTGGTGGCGG